GAATTGGAACTCACCGGCTTTGGAACCGACGAAATCGCGGCCATCCTCGCGGCGGCAGCAGAGGCCGTGTCCCACGGCGAAGCGCCCGAGGCTCTGTCCGCGACCGACGCCGCGGGGGACGGCGCACCTGGCGCGGCGGGCGCGGAGGAGACGGCGGAAGACCCTGCCGATGCCGAGCCCGAACCGCCGCGCCAGGCCGTCACCCGTCCCGGCGACCTGTGGCTGCTCGGCGATCATCGCCTGCTCTGCGGCGACAGCACCGACGCTGCCTCGGTCGCGCGCGTCATGGGCGAGGAACGCGCCGCGCTGCTGTTCACCTCGCCGCCCTATGGAAATCAGCGCGACTACACCACCAGTGGCGTGACCGATTGGGATGCGCTGATGCAGGGTGTGTTCCGGCATTTCGACGCGACCATGCGGGCGGACGGCCAGGTGCTGGTCAACCTCGGCCTCATCCACCGCGACAGCGAATGGATCCCGTATTGGTCGGGCTGGCTCGATTGGATGCGCGCCCGCGGCTGGCGCCGGTTTGGGCTCTACACCTGGGACCAGGGCCCCGGGCTGCCCGGCGACTGGAACGGCCGGCTCGCGCCGGCCTTCGAGTTGGTCTTCCACTTCAACCGCCAGGCCCGCCAGGCGAACAAGATCGTGCCCTGCAAATGGGCCGGCACACCGAACAAGGGCAGCGGGCTGCGCGCGGCCGATGGGACCATCTCGGAATACCAGCACGCCGGCCTTCCGGTGCAGGACTTCCGGATCCCCGACAACGTGCTGCGCCTGACCCGCCACAAGGGCCGCGGCATCGAGACCGAACACCCCGCGGTGTTCCCGGTGGTGCTGCCCGAGTTCCTGATGCGGGCGTACACGGACGAGGGCGAAGTGGTGTTCGAACCGTTCGGTGGCAGCGGCACCACCATCCTCGCCGGCCAGCGCACAGGTCGCCGCGTGCGCGCCATCGAACTGGCACCGGCCTATGTGGATCTGGCGATCGCCCGCTGGCGGATGCTGCATCCCGATGCGCCTGTCACCCTGGCGGACGATGGCCGCGACTATGACGCCGTGGCCGCGGCGCGGACGGAGGTCACCGCCGATGCAGCTTGATCTCGTGGTGAGCAGCGTGCCGCTGGCGGCGCTGATCCCCTATGCCGAGAATGCGCGCACGCATTCCCCGGCGCAGGTTGCGCAGATCGCGGCCTCCATCGCCGAGTTCGGCTTCGTGAACCCGGTGCTGGTCGACGCCGAGGGCGTGCTGATCGCCGGCCACGGCCGCGTCATGGCGGCGAAGCAGCTGGGCCTCGCCTCCGTGCCGGTGCTTCGGCTCTGCCATCTCTCCCCGGCGCAGGCGCGCGCGCTGCGCCTGGCCGACAACCAGATCGCGCTGAACTCCGGCTGGGACGAGGCGCTGCTGGCGGCGGAGATCGCGCGCATCCGCGACGAGGCGGTGGTCGACCTGGACGTGCTCGGCTTCTCCGGCATGGAGTTGGACCGGCTGCTGGCCGCTGCCGATGCCGGCCTCGGCGACGATGCTGACGAGGCACCTCCGCCGCCTGTCGTGCCCGTAACGCGCACCGGTGATCTCTGGCGCTGCGGCGAGCACCGGCTGCTGTGCGGCGATGCCACCCGGATCGAGGACGTGCAGCGCGCGCTTGGCGTTGGCCACCTGGCAGATATGGCGTGGCAAGACCCTCCGTATAATGTTGCATATGTCGGTGGCACCGCGGCTAAAATGACCATCGCGAACGATGCGTTGGGTGCTGACTTCGCCGACTTCCTGCGGCCCGCGCTGGCCAACATGCTCTCAGTCACCAAGGGCGCCTGCTACATCTGCATGTCCTCCTCCGAATGGCCGACGCTGCATCGCGTCTGGCAGGAGGCGGGCGGCAAATGGTCGAGCACCATCATCTGGGCGAAGAACACCTTCGCGCTCGGCCGCGCCGACTACCACCAGCAGTTCGAGGCGATGCTCTATGGCTGGAAGGCCGGTGCGCAGCACTACTGGTGCGGCGCGCGCGACCAGGGGAATGTCTGGCACTTCGACAAGCCGGCGCGCAACGACCTGCATCCGACGATGAAGCCGGTGGCGCTGGTCGAGCGCGCCATCCGCAACAGCAGCAAGCCGCGGGACACGGTGCTGGACTGCTTCGGCGGCTCGGGCACGACGATGATCGCGGCGGAGCGCACGGGGCGGCGCGCCGTGCTGCTGGAGATCGATCCCGCCTATGCCGATGTCATCGTGCGGCGCTGGCAGGACGCGACGGGCGAAGCCGCGGTGCTGGAGGGCGATGACCGCATCTATGCAGATGTCGCCGCAGCGCGCGGCGTTGTCGATCATGATGTGATCCAGACCGCCGAATCATAGCAATCGAACGCCGCTGCATCTTGCTTGGCTCGTGCGCGGCACAGCGCGAATGGTCCGTCACACGCAGGGGATGCCCTGCACCACGACGGAGACGAACATGACCGACCGCACCGCCCGCGCCGCCCGCAACCAGGAAAACAGCCTGGCCGCCTTCCTGGCCAAGAAGGCCGAATTCGACGCCCTGCTCGCGGAACTCACCCAGGCGAGCGCGGACCATTTCGGCGCGGATCCCGAGACGGTGCTCTGGGGCGAGGCAGCCTGGCTTTCGGATGCCACTGCGAAGCTGAAGGACATCGCAGACCAGCATTTCCGCCGCGGCGAATACGAAGCCTGACGGGACCCCATCGCAGCTTGCTGCGATGGGAACCCGATGCGGGCCACTCCCGCACCGCCCCGACCGGCAGCGCCGGCGGGGCTCCCGGCAGTAGGGGCCGATGACCGGCACCCGGAACCGGAGACCGCCACGATGACCAAGCTTTCCGACACCCAGCGCGTGATCCTCAGCGCCGCCGCGCAGCACGAGATGGGCCTCGCCCGCGCGCCGAAGACCCTGCCGGCCGCGGCGCGCAACGCGGTGTTCCGCAGCCTGATCAAGAACAACCTGCTCACCGAGATCAACGCCCCGCGCGAGCATGTCGGCCTCGGCTGGCGCCAGGATGAGGACGGCACCTGGATCGTGGCGCGCATCACCGACGAGGGGCTGCGCGCCATCGGCATCGACCCGAACGAGGGCGACGCGGGGGCCGACACGGCGCCCTCGGTGGCGCCGGATGCCAAGACCGCGCCGCAGGACGCCCCTGCCACCGAAGCCGCCCGGGCCGCGCCCATGACGGAGGAAATCGCCATGCTCGACCAGGCCCTGGCGGCGCGCACCGCCACGCCGCGCACCAGCCTGCGCGATGCCGCCGCGGCGATCCTCGCCGCCTGGGATGACGAAGCGAACCGCGAGGGCGACATGATCGGCGCCCTCGACGCGCCGATGGAGGCGCTGCGCACCCTGCTCGCCGGCAAGCCCGCTCGCGCCCCGCGGGACGCCAGCGCGCCGCGCAAGCCGCGCGAAGGCACCAAGCAGGAGCAGGTCCTGGCCATGCTGCGCCGGCCCGAGGGCGCCACGGTCGCGCAAATCGCCGAGGCCACCGGCTGGAACAGCAACACGGTCCGCGGCTTTCTGGCTGGGCTGAAGAAGAAGGGCCATGCGGTCGAGGTGCTGGAGCGCATCCGCCAGGTCGGCCCCAACAAGACCGGCGCCCGCGGCTCCTTCACCGTCTACGCATTGGCGGATTGAAGCTCCTCAGCCACGCCACTGAACATGATCAGCAGCGCCGGGAATCAATCCGATTCCCGGCGCTCTCTTGAGTTGGCTGCGCTCCGACACAGCGCGAATCGTCCGTCACGCGCAGGGCATCCCGCCCCGCCGAGACGGAGACGACGATGAGCACCACCATCCTCCCGCACGAGACCGCCGAAGGCCCGCAGCACCGCGCCGCCTGGCGGCAGCTTCTCGCCACCGCGCCGCGCAGCACCGACAGCGTGGGCCGCGCGACCATCCAGGTCTGCACCGCCAGCGACGGGCGGGCGATCTTCGCCACGGTGGAATACGCCACCTGGCAGACCGAGAAGGAGGGGGGCTGATGCCCTCCGAACGCCGCTGGATCATCCTCGCGCAGGATGGCCGGCACGTGACCATGGGTCGCGCAGCACCGCCCAGCGAGGCGGAAGTCGAGGCCGCCGCCGCGGCGCTCGCCGCGCAGGGGCTGGCGGGATGGCTCGCCACGCTGGACGGCAATTACTGGTCGCGCCGCCGCGTGGCCCTCGCGCCGGTGCAGATGCTCGGCGACGGCGCCACGCTGGATTGGCCCGCCGCCATCACCGCCTTCGAGGCCGCCCGCCAGCGCGCCCTTCGTCCCCTCTGAGAAGGCCGGCATCGCCATCACGCGCGGCGGCTTGCGGGCCCCCATCGCGGCTCTGCGATGGGAGGCAGAGTCGCCGCCATGCCGGAACTGACCGCCTCCACGCGCGATCCCGCACGCTCGCCCCTGGTCAATGGCGCCGAGGGCACGCCCTTCGCCCGGCTGAAGGTGGCGCAGCTCGCGCTGAAGGTCGAGGCGCAGCGGCTTTCGCTCGACGAGACCAAGCGCCGCCTGCTCGACGTCAACGAGGCGAATGCAGCCCTCGACGAAATCGGCAGCACCATGCGCGATGCGCTGCTGAACTGGCCGGCCCGCGTCTCCGGCCTGATCGCCGCCGAGATGGGCGTCGAGCCTTCGGCGTCGACAACCAGTGGTATCGACCCGCATCTGCTGCAGACCATCCTGCAGAGCCACATCAACGACCTGCTGACGGAGGCGGCCGATCGCTTCGATCCAGCAGGCCTCGGAGGCGACCGGTCTTCGCAGCCGTGAGCATGTGCGTCGCCGCGTCGGCGCGATGCTCCGGCCGCCGCCGCAGCTCACCGTCTCGGAATGGGCCGAGCGGCACCGCATGCTTGGCAGCCGCGCATCTGCCGAGCCAGGCCCCTGGCGCACCAGCCGCACGCCCTACCTGAAGGACGTGATGGACGCGCTGTCCGCGGTGCATCCCGCCCGCCGCGTCGTCTTCATGAAGGGGGCGCAGGTCGGGGCGACGGAGAGCGGAAACAACTGGCTCGGCTACATCATGCACCATGTGCCGGCGCCCGTGCTGGCGGTGCAGCCGACCGTGGAACTGGCCAAGCGTTTCTCCCGCCAGCGCATCGACCCGCTGCTGGAGGAAACGCCGGCGCTGCGGGAGCGGGTGGCGCCAGCCAGGGCGCGCGACAGCGGCAACACCATGCTGTCGAAGGAATTCCCCGGCGGCATCCTGGTGCTGACGGGCGCCAACAGCGCGGTCGGGCTGCGCTCGATGACGGCGCGGTTCCTGTTCCTCGACGAGGTGGACGCCTATCCCGGCGACGTCGCCGGCGAGGGCGATCCGATTGCCCTGGCCGAGGCCCGCGCCCGCACCTTCGGCTGGCGGCGCAAGGCCTTCCTGGTCAGCACGCCGACGATCGCCGGTCGCAGCCGGATCGAGCGGGAGTATCTCGCCTCTGACCAGCGGCGGTTCTTCGTGCCGTGCACGGAATGCGGGGAGATGCAGTGGCTGCGCTTTGAGCGGCTGCTCTGGGAGAAGGGTGCGCCGGAGACGGCGCGGTACCACTGCTCCGCCTGCGACCATCCCATGCAGGAGCACGACAAGACCGCCATGCTCAGCGGCGGGGAATGGCGCTCGACGGCTGAGGGCCAGGACCCGCACACCATCGGCTTCCACATCTCGGCGCTCTACTCGCCCGTGGGCTGGCTCTCCTGGGAGCAGGTCGCGCGAGATTGGGAGGCGGCGCAGGGCAAGCCCGAGGATATCAAGACCTTCAAGAACACCGTCCTGGGCGAGACCTGGCAGGAGCAGGGCGAGGCCCCGGATTGGGAGCGCCTCGTCGAGCGGCGCGAAGATTTCGCCATGGGCGTGGTGCCCAAGGGCGCGCTGGTCCTCACCGCAGGCGTCGACGTCCAGGATGATCGCCTCGAGTGCGACGTCTGGGGCTGGGCGGAGGGCTTCTCCTCCTGGCTGGTCGATCACGTGGTGATCCAGGGCAGCCCGCGGGACCGCGAGCCCTGGGACGAACTGGCGAAGCTCCTGGCGCGCGACTGGCCGCAGCAGGGCGGCGGCGCCATGCGCATCGCTCGGCTTTGTGTGGATACCGGCGGCCGCGACACCGCCGCCGTCTATGGCCACCTGCGGCGGCTGCGGGATCCGCGGATCGCACCCACCAAGGGCATCGATGGGTGGAACCGGGCGCAGCCGGTGCAGGGCCCGACGCCGGTAGATGCCTTGGTGAACGGCCAGAAGCTCCGCCGCGGCCTGAAGCTCTGGACCGTATCGGTCTCCACCTGGAAGGCCGATCTCTATCGCCGGCTTTGGCTCGGTCGCGGCGACGCGGAGGAGCTTCCGCCCGGGTGGGTGCATCTGCCGCGGGCGATCGAGGTGGAGTGGGTCAAGCAGCTGGTCGCCGAGCAGCTGCGCACCACGAAGGACCGCCGAGGCTTTGCCCGCCAGGAATGGGCCAAGCTGCGGGAACGCAACGAGGCGCTGGACTGCGCCGTGCTCGCCCGCGCCGCGCTCTGGCTGCTCGGCGCTGATCGCTATGGCGATCGGTTCTGGCAGCAACTGCGGGACCAGATCGCCGATGCCCCGCTCCTTCCCAGCGAACTTCCCACCGCCGGGAATGTCGCTCCCCAATCGCCGGCGTCGCAGGCCGCGGCGGTGCCGCCATCCGACAGCCAGCGCCCGCGGGGCTGGCTCGCGCCACGTAATGGCTGGCTTCGCTGAAGGGAGGACGACCATGGACCCGACCGTCCTCGCCTGGGCGCTCACCCAGCCTGCTGGCACCCGCGCCGCTGTGCTTGCCGCCGCCTTCACCGGCGGCACCACGCGCGTGACCTTTGACGGTCGCACGGTGGAATATCGCTCGCTCGATGAGCTCGGCCGCGCGCTCTCGGTGCTGCACGCCGCCGAGAACAGCGCCGCGCGGCGCCCCAGCGTGACCTTCGCCAGCTTCTCGCGCGAGGGAAGCAGGTGATGGGCCGCCTGCGAGATGCCTGGCACGCGCTCCGCGGCGGCATGGCCGCGCAGGAAAGCCTTCGCGATGCCTGGCACGCGCTCCGTGGCTATGCCGCCGCGCAGGACAGCCGCGCCTCGAGCTGGTCGGTCTCCGGCGGCAGCGCCACGGCCGAGGTCGGCGCGGCCGCACCCACCGTGGCGCGACGCGCCCGCGATGCAGTCCGCAACGATCCCTACGCCGCCCGCATCGTCGATCTCTGGACCGGCAATGCGGTGGGTGCCGGCATCACCACCCGCTGGCCGGACAAGCCCCATGCCGAGGCCTGGCGCCGCTGGTCCGACAGCACCGCCTGCGACGCCGAGGGGCGGCTCGACCTCTATGGCCTCCAGGCGCTGGTGATGCGGGCGGTTGTCGAGAGCGGCGAATGCTTCGTCCGCCTGCTGCCGGCCGACATCACGCCGGCCAACCCGATCGGCCTGCGGCTGCAGGTGCTGGAGAGCGATCACCTCGACACAGCGCGGCAGGGCGTCATCGAGGGCGTCCCCACGCTGCAAGGCATCGGCCTCGGCGATGCGGGTGAGCCGGTCGGCTATTGGCTTCATCGCGTGCACCCCGGCGCGTCCTGGGTGCTGCCGGGCGGCGCCACCTGGTTGAGCAGCCAGCGCGTGCCGGCGCGCGACGTGCTGCACATCTATCGCAAGCGCCGGCCCGGCCAGCTGCGCGACGTCTCCTGGCTGGCGCCGGTGCTGACCCGCCTGCGCGATCTCGGCGACTACGAGGCTGCGCTGCTGATGAAGGCCAAGATCGAGGCGTGCCTGGCGGCGGTGGTTTCGGAGGATGGCGACGAGGCCATGACCGGCCCGGCCTCGGGCCTGCTGCGCGACGCCCAGGGCCGCACGGTGGAGAGCTTCGAGCCGGGGATGATCCTGTATCGCCGCGGCATGGGCAGCGTCGAGGTGGTGAATCCCTCCGGCGGTGGCAGCCACGCCGCCTTCGCACGCCGCGCGCTGGAGGCGTCCGCGGTGGGCGCCGGCCTCACCTACGACCAGGTGGCCGGCGATCTGAGCCAGGCGAACTACTCGAGCCTGCGCGCCGGCAAGATCGAATTCCGCCGGCTCTGCGAGCAGGTGCAGTACGGGATGCTGATCCCGATGCTGGTGCGGCCCATCGCGGACCGCTTCCACGCCCAAGGCGCGCTGCTCGGCCTGTGGGGCGCCGATGTGCCGGAGGGCCTGTCCCATGTCCCGCCCGCGCACGAGATGATCGACCCGCTGAAGGACACCACGGCGCTGATCGCGCAGGTCCGCGCCGGCTTCGTGCCGCAGCCCGAGGCGGTCGGTGCCTTCGGCTATGACTTCCGCCAGGTGGTGGAGATGATCCGCGAGGCCAATGCCTTGCTCGACGAGGCGGGCCTCTCGCTCGACAGCGATCCGCGCCGCGTCGCGAAGTCGGGCGCGGCGCAGGATGCCGCCCAGCTCGCTGCCATCGAGATCGCCGCCACCGGTGCCGCCAGCCCGCGCGCCGAACCCACAGGAGCCACACCATGATCCCAGGCGGCTATGACTGGGCCGACGACATGCTCCGGGTCAAAAGCATGCGCCGGCGTTTCCGCGACAATTTCGGCGGCGACGTCCTCAACCCGACCCGCTGGGAGGTGCTCGCCACCGGCAGCGGCATGCTCCTCACCATCGCCAATGGCAGCGCGCAGATCTCCACCGGTACCACGCTGGATGACGAGCTGATCCTGCTCAGCCGCCAGAGCTTCATGCTGCCGCTGCGCGCGATGGTGGCGCTGAACCTCAGCCAGCGCATCGCTGGCCAAACCGCCTGGCTGGAACTGGTCAGCATCACGCCCGAAACAGGCGTGCCCGACGAGCGCAACATCGTTGCCTGGCGCCTCGATGGCATCAGCGCCACGCTCGCCAATTACGAGGTGGGCAGCGACGGCGCGCCGCGGCTCGGCACCGCCTCGGGCGTGACCATCCCCACCACGGCCCCGGCCGGCTGGTCGGTGCTGGAGCTCGAGCCCAACAGCGACGAGTGCTACTTTCATGGCCGCGCGCTCGACGGCACCGGCCTGCGCGCCAATTCCTACGCGCGCCAGCAGCAGCTGCCCGACCCGGCGGCACTGTATCGTTTTCGGGTGCGCGTGCGGAACCGGCAGGTCTTCCACGGCATCTCGGCGGTGGCGAACAATGGCGGCGGGCTGGTGCGCATCACCCGCGCCGCGCATGGCTATGCGAGTGCCGATTCCGTCACCGTGGCCAATGTCGCCGGCGTGCCCGGCGCCAACGGCACCTTCACCATCACGGTCATCGACGCAAACAACTTCGACCTGGTCGGGTCGAGCTTCACCGGCGCCTATGTGAACACCGGCTGGGCGACGATCAGCCGCAACCTGGCGCCGGCCAGCAGCACCGATCTGCGGCTGCAATTCGTCTCGATCTCCGACTACGCCGAGCTCACCACCGCGATCACCGCCGGCCGCGCCAATGCGGTCGCCGGCCAGGGAATCGGGGTGAACGTGCTCAGCGCCGCGGCTCCCGCGCTCAGCGTGGTCGGCGGTCAGGCGCGCAACACGGTCGGCGCGGTGCCGGTGCTGGCGGCCACGGGGTATTCCGCCAATCCGGTGGGGGTCGTCACGGCGCGCGGTGTCGATCTGCTGGCGACGATCATCGGCGCGCTGGTCACCAAGCCCTATGCCATCCCCGAGGCGGACTGGACCTATGCGGGGCCGCTGGCCGGCATCGCCACCGGCAGCGACACCGCGGTGCAGGCGGCCCCCGGCGTCGGCATCCGCCGCTACGTGACGGGGATGCAGGTGCAGAACGCCAGCGCCACGGCGACGGAGTTCCAGATCCGCGACGGCACCACGCCGATCTGGCGCGCGCTGCTGCCGGCCAATCTCGGCCCCACCAACATCGACTTCCCGACGCCGCTGCGCACCACGGCCAATGCCGCGCTGAACATCCAGGCGGTGACCGCGGGCGCGGTGGTGATCGCCAACCTCCAGGGCTTCACGGCGCCCTGAACCCGGGAACTTCGAGATGACAGAACCGATCGAACCGGGCGGGGGCACCCCCGCGCCGGAGGCCACGCCATTGCCGGATCGAATGCCCGACGCTGGGCAATCGGTCGTGGCCTGCCGCGCGCTGGCCGCGCCCGCCACCGTCAATCGCGCGGCCCGCACCGTCGAGGTGGTGTGGAGCACTGGCGCGCGGGCCCGCAACTTCGTCCCGCCGCTCGGGCCCATCATCGAGGAGCTCGACATGCGGCCGGAGGCGGTGCGCATGGACGCGCTCCGCTCGGGCCGCGCGCCGGTGCTGGACACCCACCGCCGCGCCGGCACCCGCGATGTCCTGGGCCGCGTCACCGCCGCGCGCCTCGAGGCCGGTCGCGGCTACGCCACGCTGCAATTCAGTAGCGCCGATGATGTGGAGCCGGTCTGGCAGCGCGTCGCGGATGGCACGCTGCAATCTGTCAGCGTCGGCTATCGCGTGCACCGCTACGAGCCGCGGCCGGACGCCGCCACCGGCCAGACCATCCACCGCGCCGTGGATTGGGAGCCCTACGAGATCTCGATCGTGCCCGTCCCGGTGGATGGCCTGGCCGTGATCCGTGGCGAGGGGGACCAGGGCACCCCCGCCACTGCCATCGAACCAGCCCTGACCATCCCCGAGGAACCACCCATGACCGAGACGACGCCGGAGACCCCGGCTGCCCCTTCGGCGCCGCCCGCTGCGTCGCCGCCCACCATCCCGCACCAGGAGACCACCGTGACCACCGCACCCACCGCCCCGCCGGAACCGACCCGTGCCGCGCCGCCGGCCCCCGACCTGGACGCCATCCGCGCCGAGGCGGACCGCGCCGCCGTCGAGCGCATTGCCGCCTACGAGCCGGTCCTCGCCGCCGCCCGTGGCCTCGTCACCCCCGACATGCTCGACGCCATGCGCGAGGCCGCGATCCGCGACCGCATCTCGCCCGAGGTCCTGCGCGGCCGCCTCTGGGACGCCTTCGCCCACAACGCGCCGCGGCCCTCCCTGCCGGCGCGTCCGGAGACCGGCCCGGGCAACGACGACCCGGCGCAGCTCCTCGACGCCATGGCCGAGGCGCTCGCGGCGCGTTCGATGGCGGGCTACCAGGCGCCCGCGACCGGCCGCCACGTCGAATTCATGGGCTGGCGCCCCTCCGACATGATCGGCCATCTGCTCCGCGCCAAGGGTGATCCCAACCCGCCGCGCAACCCGACCATCCTCGCCGAGCGCGCCTTCCACACCACCAGCGACTTCCCCGCGCTGCTCTCGGCCGCGGCCAACAAGATGCTGCTGGCCGCCTACGCCCCGGCACAGCCGACCTACCGCACCCTGTTCCTCCGCCGCGATTTCCGCGACTTCAAGCCGCACCGCCACCTGCGCGTGGGCGACTTCCCCAACCTCGTGGCGCTGTCGGAGAACGGCGAGATCCAGGCCGGCACCATGTCGGAAAGCCAGGAGCTGGTCTTCCTGCAGACCTTCGCGCGCCGCATCCGCGTCACGCGGCAGATGCTGGTGAACGACGATCTCGGCGCCTTCACCGACTTCGCCAGCATGATCGGCCGGCGTGTCGCCGACTTCGAGAACGCCACGGCCTATGCGCTGGTGAACAGCGCCAATGGCGACGGCCCGACCCTGGTCACCGGCGCGGCGGCGGTGTTCGGCACCGGTGCGGCCCGGCTCAACAAGGCCACCGCCGGCACGCTGCTCGACCTGGGCAATCTCGCGCTGGGGCGAGCGGCGGTGATGCGCCAGCGGACGCTCGATGGCTTGCCGATCGCGGTGGGCTCCCAGATGCGGCTGCTGGTTGGGCCGAACCAGGAGCTCGCGGCGCGGCAGCTCACCGTCTCGGTGCAGGCGACGCAGACCAGCAACGCCAATGTCTACGCCGGCTTCGTGCAGCCGCTGGTGGAGCCGCTGATCCCGGCCAACCGATGGTATCTCTTCTCCGATCCCTTCGCCGCACCCGTCTACGTCTACGGCTACCTCAACGGCGCCGAGGGGCCGCAGGTGACCACCGGCAACGTCCAGGGCGTGGATGGCGTCGAGGTGTCGGTGATCTTCGACTTCGGCGTCGGCGCCATCGACTGGCGCGGCGCCTGGTTCAATCCGGGCATCTGATCCCGGCTCCTCCCTTCCGTCATCAATCTACGCAGAGGGCGTCCTTCGGGACGCCTTCTGCGTTTCTGGAGCTCCCATCCCCATGCGCAACTACGTCCAGCCGGGCAACAGCCTGGCCATCGCCGTCCCCTATGCGGGCGGCATCCTCTCCGGCCAGGGCGTCCTGGTCGGCGCGCTGTTCGGTGTCGCCGCCGTCGATGGCGTGCAGAACGCCATCATCGAGGCCGCCACCCAGGGCGTGTTCGACATCACCAAGGAGCCCGCGCTCGCCATCACCGCGGGTGCTCGCGTCTTCTGGGACAACACCAACCGGCGCATCACCACCACGGCCACCGGCAATTTCCAGGTCGGCATCGCCAGCCTGGCCGCACTCGCGGCCGACACCACCGTCCGCGTCTGGCTCAACCGCGTGCCGGCGATCGGCACGTGAACCGCGATCCCAAGGCCACCCGGGGCTATCGCAACCGCAACCCGGGCAACATCGACTGGAACGAGCGCAACAAATGGCAGGGGCAGCTCGGCCGCGAGGCGAGCGGCAATCCCCCGCGGTTCGCCGTGTTCAGCAGCCACGAATTCGGCATTCGGGCGCTGGCCATGCTGCTCACCACCTATCAGGACCGACACGGCCTGCGCACCCTGCGCGGCATCATCGGGCGCTGGGCGCCCGTGCGCGAGAACCACACCGAGGCCTATGTCGACGCGGTCGCGGCCCGCACCGGCTTCGGCCCCGACACGCCGCTGGACCTCCATCTCTGGACGCAGCTGCGTCCGCTGGTCGAGGCGATCATCCACCACGAACTCGGCAGCAACCCCTATGCCGCCGCCACCATTGACGAGGGCCTGCGCCTGGCCGGCGTGGCACGGCCGGTGAACAGCATCGCCGATGCGGCGCGGACCGGCACGGGCCAGGGCGCGCTCACGGTCGGGGCGGTCGCCACCGCGGCGGCCACCGCAGCGCCCGCGGTGCAGGCGCTGGGCGCGTTGCCGCCCTGGGTCGGTGTCGCGCTGGTGGTCGCGGCGGCGGTGGTCGCTGTCGCTGTGGTGCTGGCCGGGCGCCGGCAATCGGCGGCCGTGCCGTGATGACGCCGCTCGCGGCCCTCGGCGCCCGCATCGGCGGCTGGGCGGTGGCCGTGCTGGCGGCGGCCGGCGCCGTGCTCGCGCTGCTCGGTCTGGCGCGGCGGCAGGGTCGCCAGGATGCGGAGCGGCAGGCCCTGGAACGGAACCTCGAACAGGGGAGGAACGCCGATGCGGCGGCTGCCGAGTATCGCGCTGATGGCGCTGCTGAGCGCCTGCGCCGCGGGCGGTTCTGACCGCCCCTGCTTTGCGCTGGTCCCGTACAGCGCCGAGATACAGCGCCAGGCGGCGGCGGAACTGGCTGCCTTGCCGCGTGACGCCGCGCTGGCGCGCATGATCGACGACTATGGCGAGCTGCGCGCCCGCATCCGCGGGGCCTGCGGACAATGAGCGCCTTCGCCGCGGCCATGGACGCGCTGGCCGCGGATCCGAACATCGGCACGGCGGCCAGCTATCGCGCGGACGGAACCGGGGCGCCGGTCCTGCTCCGCGTGGTCCGCAGCGCGCCGGATCGGCTCGGCGATGCCTTCGGCACCAGCGTCATCCAGGCCAGCGATGTCCTGACGGTGGCCATCGCCGTGCTGGCAGCGGTGGACGCCAACGACACCTTCACCCTCGGTGCCGACACCCTGACCGTCCAGCACGCCGAGCGCGACGCCGCCGGCATCGCCTGGCGCGTCTTCTGCCGCCGATAGGAGCACCGCCATGATCGATCCGGAGCGCATCGGCGCGATCATCGGCGAGGCGCTGCTCGCCGCCGCGCTGGGTGCGCTCGGGGCCGTCGCGCGGCTGACCGCGACCGGTCGGCCGATGCTGAGCGGCGCCTTCCTGCTGCACACGCTGGCCGGCGGCAGCCTCGGCACCGGCGCCTGGCTGATCGCGCGGGCGCTGGCGTTGGACGGGTGGTGGCTGTTCGCCGTCGCCTGGCTCGCCGGCACGCTCGGCTACGCGGCGCTGCACGACCTGCTTATGTGGACGGCTTTTGGCGTGTCAACAGACGTGTCGACTGACCAGCATGTTGTGGCATCGCGCCCGGCACTGCGCGATCACGCAACGCTCCCTGTTCGACGCAGCGCGGCGAGCGCGCGCGTCGATCTGTCGGGACGCTCCCCGTCCCGACACCATCCGATGACCATGGCGCACAGGGCGAGGCAAATGCGCCGCGCGAATGCGCGGCGGGAGCGGAACCACGCGCAGGCCCGCCCGCTGCTTCTGCGGGCGGGACGAGCATGGTGAGCACCCACCATTTGCCACGCCCGAGCACCATGGCACCTCGGTGCCTTCGTCATAGATAGACAGCGCGCCGCCATCGAGAGCATCCGCCATGTGCGCTGATCTGCGTTGGAAAGATCCGGTCAGTTGCGCCCTTATGTCCGGCCTGTCTTACAGCGAATGCTGTTGGCCATCATGGGTGTGCGCTCGCGTGCCAGGTGCCTATCTGCTTGGCGTGCTCGTTGCACAGCAGGTCGTTCGGCTTGGCCTGGACTGCCTTGACAACAGTCTTCCCATCACGCTGTTCAGTGCCTCCTGCCGGAGCCGACGGACTGGCGCCCGCCCTCTACCAGCCGCGTCGGAGCGTTACGCCACAGCAGCCGCTGCCGTTCGCGCCCGCCCCTGCGGCAGGTAGACCTCGCCGCGCTTCATCACCGCCCAGGCGATGCGCGCCATCTTGTTCGCCAGCGCCACTGTCGCAAGCCGCACCGGGCGCCGCTCCAGGACACCGCGCAGCCATGCTCCAGCTGCGCTGTTCCACTGCGCCGCCCGGCGCACCATCGCCGTGGCCCCGAGCACCAGCAGCTTTCGGATCTCGCTGTTGCCTGCCTTCGTGATTCGCCCCAGTCGCGTTTTGCCGCCGGTCGAAAACTCTCGCGGCACCAGACCGAGCCACGCTGCAAATCTTCGTGCGTTCTCGAATGAGCCGATGTTCGCGCCGATCGTCGCCACCAACAGCGATGCGGTGATGGGGCCGATGCCAGGAATGGTCGCCAGCCGCCGCGCCATGTCATCCTGGCGCGCGTGCGCGACAATCTTCGTTTCGAGTTCCAGAGCGCGGGCAGCTGCCATACGACTGTGCCCGTGCAGTGCCGCAAATGCGCGCTTCGCCGTCGCCGGTACGCTTGCATCCTCTTGCAGCTTCATTTCAAGCCCGTCGAGTTTGTGAATGCCCTTGGAAATTACCAAGCCGAACTCTGCCGCCAGCCCGCGCATTGCGTTCGCCAGCATCGTCTGTTGCTTGACCAGCAGCGCGCGCGCCGAATGCAACGCCAGCACGCCCTGCTGCTCGAGATTCTTCACCGGCACGAACTTCACTTCTGGCTGCGAGGCCGCCGCGCACAGCGCCGCCGCATCGGCCGCGTCGTTCTTCTTGCCCGCCCTCACGAACGGCCGCGCCGCCTCCGGAGCCAGCAACTTCGCCTCGTGTCCCATACCGATCAGAGCACGAGCCCAATGGTGACCCGCACCGCAGGCCTCGAGCACCACCGTGCAGCGCTCCTGCTGCTCGAAAAACTGCAGCAGTTCATCCCGCCGCAGCTTCCGCTTCAGCTCCACTTTGCCAGCGGCGTCGACGCCGTGGATTTGGAAGACGGCCTTGGCAGTATCGAGGCCAATCATGCGAATGGTCATGGCAAGGGCTCCTCTTGCAGGTTGGTACGACCCAAACTGTGGCACATCGATGCCATCGGAGGCCGTCCACCCCATCTGCTGCGGATCCTCAGCCGCAAGCTCGGCGGGCGCTGATTGATGCGGCTCGGCGCCAGCATCGTGGGTGACCTGCGCCAGGTGCTGGCGGAGGAGGTACGCGCTGGCGAGCGCGCGGCGATGACCGCCATCCGCGCCGAGACCGAGCAGGTGAAGGCCGAGCTGCGACGGCAGGTCACCACCGCCTTCTCGGGCAACGCGCGGGGCATCGCCAATGCCTGGCGGTCGATGATCTTTCCGCGGAGCGGGCAGTCGCTGCGGCCGGCGGGGCTGGTCTTCACCAAGGTACCGAATGTCATCGACGCCTTCGAGCGTGGCGCGCTGATCCGCGCCAAAGGCGGTGGGAAGTTCCTCGCAATCCCGACCGGGTTCAACGCGGCCAGGGGACGG